CGCCTACAAACTTGTGTGCAATATCTCCACCACCTGCAATAGCAAGTTGGGTTACGCCGGCAGACTTCATCGCAGCATCAAATTCACGCATACCACCACGACCTGTGTACAGGGTAATACTCATGCCGTCAGTATCAGACTGACCAAACAGGGCATTGGCAACTGTATTTTGCAGGTAGTTGTAGGTAAGTGAAGAATACGTGCTATAATTGTTAATCTGCTCGAGGATTCCGGATCCTGTGGGAATAACTTTTCCGGATAAAATATCACGGAGGTCAATAGTACCATTGGCCCTTCTATTATATCTGGAATACCAGAACATGTGTTCTACTTCTTCCAGCCAGGCACGCTCAAATTGATAGTGCTCAAAATCCATCCAAAGTGAAATATCATCTTTGCCTTCATGGGAGATCTTGATAGGCATGACTTTATTGGCACTGTTACCAGCCCACTGGTGAGAAAGCCTGACAATGCTCATCTGGTTCTTGAACTTACCAGGAGCAACACGCTTGAAGGCAGTTCCTCTGGATTCAGATTCTGCATTGAATGTGTTCAGTTCTACCCACTTGGCACCTGCTGTCATTTCTGACATAGGAACTACAGTTTTGTCTGTTACAGCATTAAGCTGCAGGGTATATTCCCATCCGGTTTGCACTTTATCCGGAGGCTTGATGATGTAAGCCTGCACACCAAGAGCAGATTCAATCATGTAGTTTTGCTTTGCCCAGTTGTCAGTGAAGATCAACTTGAACAAGCCATTGCCGTAACCAGCATTTACATCCGTAGCAGTTTCTGCAACTGTGATGGCTTTGTTAAGCCTGGACATTACAGGATACGTGTACTGAATATCCTGCATCTCTTTGACTTTGTGATTGCTTGGCTTGAAGCCATTAGGGGAAACCACATCTCCCATAGTTGACATCGCCAACGGGAAAGAACGTGTACTATCACCCAGCAACCAAGTCAACTTCTGAGACAGTTCATCAGGCTTACCATACCGCTGATGGTAAAAGTTCTGTTCGTCCAGTAGGTCTTTGCCATCAAAGATGTCCTGCTGTACCTGGAACTGGAACTTGTTAGATCTGGAACTAAGTGACATAGTGTTGTTTGGTTAAAAAAGTTGTAGCTACCGTTTTTCCTGTTTTAAATGCTTTATGCATTAAACGCCTCCAGTGTAGGTAGCTTTTTCACCTTGGATTGCGTCGTATCTTCTACAGAGCCAGCCCGGGAAGTATCCTGAGCTACTTTGCGTTTTAATTTCCGTACAGATTCAGTTGCAGCCTGGCGTTTTACAAACTCTGATAAGTCGCCATTTTTATAAGTGAATAGCAATTGCTGTAAAACCGGCACCAGTGTCTTATCATTAATAGGCAATACTACCTGGTAGCCATCTTTGCCGTCTGAAAAAACATTATTCAAAGCAAAATCATAAAATGCCTGTCTGTCTTTAGGAGCAAGTTGAAAATTGCCAATCTGACCAGAATTTGTAATATCTTTTACAATGCTGCGCACTTGTTCATCCCGGGCAGCTTTAGCTTGCTGTTGCTGCTGGGTAGTCAGCATAATCTGATCTTCTTTTTGTTTTTGAAAAGCTTGCTGTGCTACCAACGCTTCTTTGGCGGCAGCAAACAAACCTTCTGTAGAATCTTCATCTGCCTCTATCATTCTGACAATACGCTTGTCATCAAAACCTTTAGCTTTATAAAATTCTGTGAGAATTTGTTTTTGCATGTCTACATCATCCGCTTTGAGCTGGATTTTGTTATAATCTGTAGCACGAGCATTGAACAGTTCTTTGATGTCACCACCATTGGATTCATGCTCTAGTAACCTGTAACTTTCTGGAAAATTATTTTTTAAATATTCCAGGTAATTATCAATAGTATGATCTACCAATACCTGGTCCCTGAGTGCGATACCTTCTGCAGATTCAGGATCTGTATCTCCAAAATCAACATCAAGATTGATCCCGTTGATCTTGGCAACATCATCCCAGATAGTTTCTTTCGGTGCATTTTCATCTTCAAGATATCCGGCTTTGATTAATATCTCAGCCTCTTCCTCTGTAAGTTTTGTAATGTCAGTATCAGCTTTAGCTTTTAAAGCTGTCAAAGCCTCTTCAGAGATTTCCGATGTAGTTTGGTCTGCAGTTTGCTTTTTAAGCTTGGTACCTCCTGCTTTTTGAGCAACTGCAGACGCTGCATCATCCTGTTTTTTCTTTTCCAGTGTGGCAGCGGCAGTAGCAACCTGATCAACTGCTGGTGGTGTAGTAGTGCCGTTACCATTTTTACCAGCAGCATCAGCAGCAGCTTTTGCAGCTGCAGCTTTAACTGACTCTGAAGATAATAGGGATTGTTCTGTGAAATCTTCCAATGTAGGAAGCGTGCTTGCATCTGTGATTTGCTTAGCCATTGTTGTAAAGTTTAGTGTTTAAGATATATAATCAAAAATTTACAGTAAGTTCTGAGTTTTGAAGCTCACTTACTTATAATTATAAGAAGCTTTTAGACTTAAGCTTGTTATTTCTTACTGGGTTTCTTAGTAGCTGATTTCTTCTTTAGTTCTGCAGCAGTTTTATTTTCCCTGGCTACTTTTAAAGTTGTATCAGCTTTGTAACGTTCTGTAGCAGCTTGCTTTTCAGCAATCTGTTTATCAGATTCTATTTTTTTGTCCTGTAAAGCAAGTTTGCCCCTTTCTGTTTCGCGTTTTAATGCCAGATCTTCGCGTGCTATCAAACCCTCTTCTACCGCTACCGGATCCAGGGCATCACCAGGTGTATTGGTATCGGCAAGTGAATATTGCCCTTTAATATGCGCCAGTTCTTTTTCTTCGTCGTATTTCTCTTTTTGTAACAAGCTATCAAAAGTATACTCTATTTCTTTGTACTCTTTTTGGATAGCAATTTTGCGTTCTTCAAGTTCAGCTTCTGATTGTTGTTGGCCTGCTGCTTTTTCCATCTCTGCAGCTTCCATAGATTTTAATACTGCTTTAAGTTTGCTGATATTATTAGCTTGAAGGATCTCAGCGATAACAGAAGGATTAGATCCTTGAGCTGCAAAGTTAGCAGCTTGCTGTTTCATCATCTTGACATTTTCAAGATCTGCAGAAGAATTAGATACATGTATATTAAAAACAGTTTCTATGTACCGGGCAGGATCAATGTTTAACATCATGCCCTGCATGTCATCTCCATAATGGATTGCTTTTCTACCGGTGAGATTAGTAAACTTAGATAAGTCCAGTAATCCCTGGCGCTCTGTTCTAATAAATTCATCAAAACCTGCAAACAAGCGCTCAGAGATAACACTGGATTGATAACGTGCTGCATCAATACCGGAAGCAGTTTCACTGGCAGCAGTCTGGCCTTTTCGCTGAGGAGTAAACCCTACTAATTGATCCCACTCAAGTCTGATGTAATCCATGATCTTGATGAGATTTGCAATGTGCTCAAACAAGGATAAGTCTAATACCTGATACTGGTTCCAGCCTTTATCAACACCTAGTTGATTACGATTAAGTAATGCAAAACCATTAGCTTCTGACCAATAGAAAAACTTTTCTTCATCCCAGCCTTTTGTATTAGGAATAGTATTGATGTCAAGTAATGCTATTTTACCTTTTGATTTTGCCAGGGCAAGTTCTAACCGATAATGTAAGATTATGTACATGATCTGATATGGCAGGCCAAGCTCTACTATAGAAGTGTTTCTGGCGTGAGTGTCAGAAAACCTGTAGCCATTATATAAGCCTTTGCAATAACCAAAATCATTTTCCTGATTGCGCTGCTCTGCAATGCGTCTAATCTTCAGGTAAATTATATCTTTAACGGCACCGGAGGCAGGATTGGCAGAGATATTTGGTGCATCAGCTCTGTAACCTTCCCACCATTCCGGCACCCACATCCATTCTACAGATTCTCCCGCAGCTTTATCAGGTTTGTAGTTTTCATCCACTTCCATTTCCTGGGGCTGGCCAGTAAGCGGATCCTGATAAGATAATATGCCAAACTTTCTGTAATACTTCCAGGTAACGTGATACAAACAAATCTTACTTCTGCGTAAATCCTCTTCGCGTCTGTAGGTATTACCAAATAACGTATTAAAATAAGGTACGCTAAAAGGTAACGTACTATCTTGTTCTTCGAGCTTATCAATTTTACCTGTTGTAAGCTCTTCATAAAATTCAGATACAACATCGGCTGGTAAAGTATATTTTCTTCTGACTACCCAAGAAGCATCTTCAATGTATTTACAGTCTGGAGATTTATCATAGTCCAGATCCATGGGAGATACCCGCTCATAAATAATGCGCTCTTTGTGGACCTTTTTTAAACTATAACATTCACCAGCGATTACAAAATCTTTAAACATCCTGGCAAACTGTTCTACAGTATGGACCTCATGATCTATCTCCTCGAGGTTTACCTGGCCCCAGACAGCACGCTCATCTTTATAGTTTGCTAAAAATTTTGCTTTAACTTTTGCAGGAGGTTCTGCAGGTTGGCTAGGTACTCCGGATTCTTCATCTGAACCATTAGCCTGATTCATGCCATTGATAAAATGCTGCTGCAGGTTATTAAGTATTAATGCATACAGCTCGTCTTCAGCTTTGTTCAACGCTTCAGTATCACCTACTACTACTGTATAATTTTTAGGACGTTTATCAAATTCCCCAAATAACAAGTCACAATTATTGCGTATAATGTTATAAGGCCTGATCTTGGCAGGAAAGGATTTGTGTTGAGCTTTAACAGAATTTAAAGGATTAGTAACGTAATCAAAGTACTCTTCAGGTATGATGTTATTATATACATTATATAAAACATACAAATCCCGATAGTTGCTGTTACGCTGACCTAAACTATCCTGGAAGTAAGTGCTCTGAATAAAAAAATCTATTACATCTTTACTGTGAGCAAAATCATTTTTGATTTTTTCCTGTTCAGAAACTCTGAGCAATGGTTTACCACCTACATAAGGTGTCCGGGGAGCATCAGGATCCCGCTGTATCGGTGCTTTTACCATATGTAAAAATAGTTAAAGAAACAATAGATACCACTAATCGAAGTCTTCCGGATATACCAGCTTATTATCATAAGAAGCTACTGTCCTTAAAAAAACTTCCTGCTTGGCTTTTACTTCCTCACTATCATCTGCAGCTGAATTAAGATCTGCCTGCGACAACATATGCTCTGCCAGGTTCGGCATACTAGAATGAAACTCTCTGTCCCAGAAACTTTTTTGTGATAACTCCTGACGTTGACGGTACTCTGTTTCTGTTCTGTCTTTCATCATGAAAGGCAAGAGCCTCATAGCAGATACCCTGTCAAAGTTACCCTCGAGGTTATATTTTATTAACTCTTTTAATAACCCCGCATCATAAATCTTGTTCAGGTTTTTAATAACCGTCTGGGATCCATTTTCAGATATGGCAGATCTTTCTGTTCTGAGCCAGTCAGCAAGATATGCAACTGCAAGTTGTGGCCTGTCTCCAGCCATATTCATAAAATAAGGCTTATTATAGCTTTTAACAGTAACTTCTTTGTTGTAAAAAATATCAGGTTCTTTTTCGCAGTAATGTTTTAACTTGTGATAAGTCGCATAATCTAAAATACCCTTACCGCCTCCGGCGATTTCTGATTGTATAGTTGCATTGTAGTATTCCGCCAACAGAAACAGCTCTTTATAAAAGTCCTCTAGCTTTTCTGGACGGGATACATGCCAGGCTACTATCAGATCATCTTCAGTTGGGGAGATGTTATTGATATGCTTGTAAACATATGCTGCAGCTAACGAAATCTTACTTTCAGAATCGTCTTTGTAATAAGGGTCCACCACAATCAAGTATAAATTACCAGGCACATGGCCCAGCTGATCTTTATAAGGTGCTTCTACTATTGTAGTACAGCCTGTAAGATTATCACCATTTTGGTGAGGGAATTCTGTAATAGGCCTGAGCTTAGTGTTTAATTTAAACTTAGGCTTACCAGATAGTAAATCACGTTCAAAGCTGCCATGTTTGAGAAAACCTTTAATACTCGTATCA